ATATAGTCTAGTGTTAGATCTAAATCCAAAGCCGCGCGCTAATATAGCTCTTGGACGAATATATGGAACGATCTTAGTATCAACCACACGATCTTCTAATACTCTAGAATCTACTTTATCTACTACAAAAGATCTTACACCACTACGTTTAGCAGTAGTCTCTACAGCTTGCGTTTCGATAGTAACTACGCGTAAACCAGCTGCATCCGAAGAGTTTAATGCATTTTGATTACCAGCCAGTGCTGGATCAACACCAATAGCAGCTAACTCATCTGCAGTGAATGTAGAACGTGCTCTCCAGAAATCTCCACCATTATTACCATCGTTAAGAACTACAGTATTTGCTTGTGACCATCTGTTTAAAGTGTCCATTCTCTCACCAAGTGATTTACTTGAAGAGAACACAGTTTGCCAAGAATTCCAAACTGTGCCAAGAACACCTTGTTGCTCAGCCATAGATACTATAGCGTTATATTGACCTTCGTCGTTTAACACGATATCTGGTCGGCGTTCTGTAGAGAACCAAGTGTCTGACCAAGGTGTTAGTGACAAAACTCCAATATACGAATACAGCGCATATGGATTAACAAACTCACGACGAGAAGCTTTTGGTTGATTAATCAGTGAAACTTCATTAAATGGAAGTGTTACTAAATCACCAGATACTTTATATGTTTTAGTAGCTTTATTGACGTTTTCTAGTAAATCAACTTGACGCTGATTAAAGAACGGACGCAGTTCTTTCTTATTAAAATCAATAGAAGCATTCCATTCAGGAGAAGATGAATTGCCAACTCCTTGACCATCGAAAGTATCAACAATGAAACCGTTTTGGAATCTATCTAGACCATCAGAATCTACAATGCGCATATTCTTAGTATCTAACTCTAATAAACTTAACGATGTGTAGTATTCTAAGTCTTGCACTCTTCTTTCAAGTTTACCAATATCGCGCATTGTGTAACGCTTATTCTCTACACGATCAATACGAACGCTATTTGAATCAACATCGAAGGTGTATGGTTCTAAAGAAATGCGAGCTAGTTTCATCGAGTTGGCTGGAACATTTTGTTCAACAGCTTTAAGACTTGGAACTCCAGCGCTTATGATAAATTTGCCAGTGGATGTTAATGAAACACTATCGATTCTTGGTAAGTAGTGGGTATATTCAACAGTTGTTGTCACACCAAATTTTGGAAAATACTTTTCGAAGTAACCTGTTGTACTAGCACGAGGACGAAAGTCGATAGCATCTCTTAATTGAATGCCATTCACTGATGTAATTTGATCGTATCTAAGCCCTGAATTTGCAGCTACATATGAGTCAACCGCTAGTACATTACCTTTTGAAGACTCTGTTATAGCAAGATATTCGTACGTTACTTGAATTGGACCAATTGGTAGTGGAGCACCATCTTGCAAAGTAAGAGAAATTCTTCCAATAGAAGATGAATCACTGTTGTTGCTAAAGTTGTATCTATTAGTAATATCAGTATCATAAACAACCGAAGCGCCAAATCCCGCAGAAGACATTTTAATAGAAACTATACGATGTCCGTTTGATTTCTCTAAAACAATTTCAGATGATCTTGCAGTAGCTTCAGTTGTAAATGAGTCTGTTGCGTCTGTTACCTGCACTGTAGAAGTAGAGTTAATAGAGTTAGATCTCTTAAGAGTTGCAAATACCGTATACAGTTTAGAATTTTCTAAACCAGTAATAGAAACTGATGTAGTACCACCACCTGCAATTATAATTGCAGGTGGTGTTATAATAGTACCTGCGCCAGTAGCAGTATCTAATGCAACAACAATGTAATTCTTACTGCTGTCTGCAGTACTTTCGAATGTATGACCAGCTGGAGCAGTAAGAATTAGAACACCACCACTACTAGAAGTTTGTTGCGTAAATGGAACAACAACAGTATAGTCCATTGACACGATTTCTTTAATTGCGTAGTCTGGTAAAGTATATAACAGAGATGTATTTTGAGGGTCGTTGACAATTAGGTCAGTAGATCCGGCTGGAATAAATGCGTTAGAAAGAAATGCAAATGTTCCAGTTAACGAACCAATTGCTCTCACATCTTTAAAGTACTTATTTGATACCATTTCGATATCAAATAAGAATAATTTGTAAACTGGTGTAGACTCTAAAGTGCCGTGGAATTCCATAGCACGAATTCTAGCTTTACCAATGATATGAGTAGCATTAGCAGAACCTTTAACAAGACTAAACAAATCTATTTGTGGAAGATTTACTAAGTCTGGTGCAAAGGCAACGTTTTTAACTAAGACGTACGATCCCATTGAAGTTTCAATAGTATCAGTTTTATTAACAGACACACTATTAGTAACTGCGTCCAGTCCATTAGAACCGTTTCTGTTAAAATTAGGAATTCCTAAGTAGTTAGCAAGAGCTGTTGAACCAGCAGGCAAATCACGTGACTTATTAGCTGGTAGATACTCTGTCGCTAGCTTTTCAATTTCATAACCACGAACATAAGCTTTACCAGCTTCAACTCCATATGCTAACATTCCATCTAAACGGATATGATCATTTAAAGTAAAGGCTGTAAAAGCTGAATCACCAGAGTTAAAGCTATAGATACCCTGGTTAAAGTCTGGAAGTGGTGTGTATTCCCATCTAACTTGATTGTCTGTGGTATAATCATCAGTGATTGAGAATGTAGGAGCACTGTTACCAGCTAAACCTGCTCTAGTTGCTGTAAAATAATAAAATTCAACACTAGAATTAATAGTAGTTCTTATAATGTCGCCTTGAATATATTTTTCAGCAGCGGCCCACCCATTTCTAAAGTTGTTTCTATAATTGCGTGGTTGAATACCGAACGGTGATAAAGCATAATCTCCAGACTCGTCATATGTGCGACGAGCTAATGTCTTTTCTAATTCAGCGTATTGCGAACGGTCAATTTTAAATTCTACTACACCATTCTTTAAACGTAGCAACTCAATGAAGTTATCTGGTTCAGCTTCTGCTAAAGTGATCTTAGTTAATACAAGATCCATAAAGTAACGGGCAGCACCCGGTGCTGCATAGTTAGGAGAACCTAATGCATTATCTAGCAGCGATTCATCATCTTCTGGATAAATTACACTTTCAGTTAGTTGAAGACCTACTCTATACGAAGGTCCTAAGTATCCCTCAGCATCATACTTATCAAGAATAATAACCTGATCATCAACTAGAACAAAGTTATTGTTAATGTAATACACACCCTTTTTGATAGTAGCTGAAGAAGCCTTACCAGATGCGCGTTCAACGTCTGCAGTTGTGATAGATCCACTAATAGTATTGTCAACTGCTCTTAAAACTTGGTTTACTCCAAACTCTGAAATGTTTCGTCCAAAGCCGTCTTGAAGAGAATTTTTATACTTAACAAAGATAGTAGTCTGAGGATCTGTTCCAGCTAAAGTGTAATCAATAATTTCGGCAATTAGACCACCTTCTGAAGTGATTTCTTTTCCAACAATTGACGCTAAGTACGTATCAATCCCAGTATAATTAACTAACTTAATATACTTAACGTCAGTGTCATATGCTATCTGTCCAGGAATAACCATTGATCCTTGTTTAAAGACATGATCGCCATGGCGAGCAATTTGCTGCTGAAGAATTGTTTGTAGTTGAGTTAACTCTCTCGCCTGAACAGAGTATCCTGGTCTAAACAAAATTCTGTAGAATTTTTTGTTTTCAGAATAGTCATCGTAAAAAGGAGATACGTTTAAATCTAATGCCATAGTTCTCTTCTCTTAAGTTGTTGAGTCAATATATGTTATTTATATGGACTTAGAAGGTAATAGTGTTTGATGCAATAACGATTTGATCTGCTGATGGGCTAAATTTAACTCTATTATCTATGGTTAGTATTTCACCCGAAAATTTATTTACACCCGGCAATATTACACTGTTAACAGAAAAATTTGCGCCTTGTTTGCCAATAGTATCTCCTGCAGATACTAAAGTGCTATCTAGATATCCTAATAACATAGCATCATTGTTCTCATCATAATCTTCATATTTGCTAATCACTAAAAATCTGCTGTTGCCCTTTGTAAGAATATCATTGACTGCTATTTCACCAAAACCTACTTGAGAATTAGATCCTATCACTAATAATGCAGACGAAGCGATACCCAATCTAAGATTTGTTCTAGCATTAAAAGCTTTAGGATTCTTTACTAAGCACACTTGTCTAAACGAGTTACTAATTGCTTGTCTGTAAATTGTATCTTTAAATAAATTTGTTCTAAATAAAATAGTTTTTGCGTACAATTCAGAGATAGCATCACTACCATGACCGTCTTTAGGCGGAAGAACTACATCTAGTACTGCGTTCTCTGTTGCAAATCCAGTAATCACTGCAGTTGCTTCTGTATAACCTATGCCAGAGTTAATAATATTAATTTTACGAATACGTCCAAATGCGTCTAATTGAGCGCTAGCCGTTGCACCAGTTCCATTTCCAACGATCTCTACAGTTGGTGTTGTCACGTATCCAAAACCAGCACTCTTTACATATACTGCGTATATTGCGCCTGGAACTGCAGTAATTTCAACCGTAGATTGGTTTGATTCAATTGAACCTACACTAAAATCTAATAATATAGAAGCTTTTTCAGTTGGTGGTTTTGGTCCATCATTAAAATTCTCAACTTTAACGCTTGCGAAAGTGTATCCAATGCCTGGTTTAATCACTCTAATTTGTTGTATTTGACCATCTGTACTTATGATTGGTTCAATTACTGCATTATTCTTTTTAGTTATAACTCTAAATTGAAAACCAGATCCTGGTGTTCCTGTTAAGTTTGTCTGTGTATATCTAACCACATTTGAAGCGTTAGGATCGTCTGTAACAGAATAAAATGGAGCTGAGTAACCATATCCAACGTTGTTAATTGTTACTGCAGTAGCTACACCAGCCACAACTGTAACAGTAGCAATGGCTTTTACTCCATTCGGAAGATCTGGATTAGTGAATAGTAATGTAATACTACCATATCCTGTACCACCATTTAAGATTTCAATAGATTCGACTTCATAAGGATTTTCTTCTAAATATCCATCGCCGTCAACTGTCAATTTAGTATAACTTGTGCTAGTTTGTACAACTATAGGTTCGATTATAGCCTGTGATGAGTTACCACCAGCTATTGTAAACGTTGGAGAATAAGAATAACCATCTCCCTTTTGATTCATCGTTATAGCAGTTATAACACCAGATACGACCGTGACACTTAAAACAGTTGCTGTTGTGCCACCGGGTTGATCTGGCGCTGTAATAGTAATAGAAGGAGCAGTATATCCAGTACCACCATTGATGATTTTAAATCCATCTATTCTGTAAGATGTTTTGTTATAACCTAAACCTTGGTTCTCAATTGAGTAGCCAACTATTGCTCCGCTAGAATAAAATTGAGTTGTTAAAGCGTTAGCAACAGGCATCAGTGTTGTTGATAAGAATTTATTTCTGAGAGTAATTGGAATAGTATACATATACTTCCATTTGTACCCATCTGCTAAAGTAAACGGTATATTTGATGTAGTAGTTGGCTTAACAGATGAAGGACTATCATTGTTATTGTCTAAGCATTTATAAACACGATACTGATCAGTCAGTACATAAAATTGAGCTGTGTCGATAGATGTTGCACCATTAAAAGAAGGAGTGTCTGTAGTGTATTCACGATACATATCAAACACAAATCCAGATGTCCAATTAATTCTTGTAATAACTGGAGCAACGTCGTTAGCATCAATTTGTTTATAGAGAACAGCGTTATTTCTAACACCGATCTCATATTCGTATGAATCTATAGCTTCTTCAATAACTGTTTCATCATCAATACTGAATGTTACAGCCCCACTAGTCACATGCGCTTCTGTCACAATAAATTGTGTAGAAGAAACAATAGATTCTACTTTAGCATTTGCAGATAATCTACCAACACCGCTGGTCTGTGTAACTAATTGACCCGGTTTAAAACCGGTTGTAGTGCCACTTGTAAGAATAACGGTATTAGAATTTGCAACTACTGTAGCAGTAACACCACTAATAGAAAACCAAGGGTTAGCCTTTCCAAAAGTATAGTAGTACTTGCTAATATTAGAAGCAATTTCTGAAATAACCGATTTAATTAAACCGGTTTTAAAGGAGAATTTAAGTAGGGATGTAGCCATTATTCAATTACTGAATGTTGATTGTCCAAGTGATAGCAATAGTATCAGCAGTTTGCTTGTTAACAACGTCAAACGATGTTTTGCAAAGCATAACACCAGCGGAAGCAGCATTGAAAATACCAGCTTCAACTAGAGCTCCAGTACCTGTGCCAGCAGCAAAAGTAGAAGCATATGTAATAACTGCAGTAACTGGTATATTAAGAGTTGAAGGCTGTGGCGAACCAGTACCATAACCTTGTGGGAAAGAACCACCAGCAATAGTCAAATCCTGACGAGCTAGCTCAGAAAGAGCTGGAGCTCCACCAGACGAAAGAACAAAATCACCAACTAATGGAGTAGTTTTAACTACTGCGGAACCAACAGTAGCATTACCACCTAATGCCATTTTAGACATTTGCGCTGGAATTGTATGACCAGCAACGCTGTCTTTCATACGAGCAGCAAGCCATTGTTTGCCGATCGTTGTTACAATGTTTGAGTAGAAACGGTTTTCTTTAAGATTGCCGTCACCATCAGTGTGAACAATCGATAGTGTACCTGATGTTTCTAAGATATTTCTAAATTGTGGGATTAAAATCATTTGATTTCCTTTATGTTATACTAATTGTTGATACAACTGCATACTCTTGTGAAAAATAATCATCTGTGAGTTCAGCAGTTGTTGTTGTTGCGCTATATGGATCAAAATATAGCGTGCTTCCTTCTATAAAACTATTTATATAATCTTCAAACGAACGATTATATAACAATCCTATGAAAAATTGACCTTCTGATATAGTCATACTATCTTGAATAGTTGACATAGTAAAAACTTTTGATATCGCCTGTAGTGCTTGAACTTCATTTGCAAAAGATCTTACGAATGTTCTTACCGTAGAAATATCTTGCTCAAGAAGTTGAGCAATGTCATCTTTAAATAATGCGCGCACAATATCAATGTTTTCATTTACATTAGTAATATTATCGCTAACAGATCTAATATAATCAACTATTCTAGATACAGCAAAGCCAACTGTGGCATTATGAGCGTATTCAACCGTAATATCTTTAGCAAAAGAATTTTCAATGATTGTAGAACTATCAGATGGATCTCTCTTGTAATCAACTATTCTTTGGAACAGCACTTCTTCAAAACTTAGAGTCTTATAGAAAGTACCATTAACACCACTCGACCAATCTAAAAACTTAGAGTCAGGTTGTACTGCAGCAATATTATCGCTGTATTGTGTAGTAAAATCTTTGTATTGTAAATCTATTACGAGGTTTAAAATTTCTGTTTTTGTTAACTCAAGATCTTTTAATATCAATAATTCCGAGACAAATTGTTCTTCAGATTTATTCAATCCCATAGTTTTCAATATGATATCAGAAATGCTATCGATATATTCTGGAGCAATTTCTTTTGTAATGTCTTTATAAATAGTTCCGTCGACTATAGAAGTGTAGTCTTCATTGATTCTAGTTAAAGACTTTTCAATATATTCGATAAACAAATTTAAAACTTCTGATACTGGTTTAGTTACATTTTTAGCACTAATATCATTGTCTATAAGATTCACATAATTATTCTGGGTATCCCAATCAAGAATTTTAGTAACGTCTTTAAAGACATCGTCTAATGGTGTAATTGGTTCTTGCAGAAACTTTCCAACATCCTTCAATGTAGTTTCTGCATAATCACCAATATATGTGTCACTTACAAATTTGCCAATGTTAGATGTAGTAAAATCATTAATCTGAGTAATCTGATCAAAGAATTGTCTTCTAATAAATGCTAATAGAGGCGTTGCAATAACATCAAAGTTTTTATAGATATTGAATTCACCAAACAACTTTAGGCCAGTCGGTTGTAATAACGACTTAACGATGTTTTTGTAATTTTCTAATTGCTCTTCAATCTTAACGACATAAGAGAATTGTTGATAGTAATCACCATCTTGAATGTAAATTTCATCTGAAATAAACCCATCATTTGTTGCGTAATATCCAGGATAAACAGCAACTGCACCAAGATCTATTTTAATTTCTGCGGTGTCTTCGTCAATTACTACTCCAGATTCATTAGTGTAAAACGAAGCTATAATATCACCAACATAAGATGTATCGGCGAACCAAACTGTTTGCGCCATATCCGGTCTTAGCGGTGACGTTGATGCATTAAATTCTACAGGAACATATGTTAAGTCGTAGTAAAAATAATCTTGATTAACAAAATATCCAAAGTTAAGATAGTCTGATATCTCATCTTGAGAAGCAGGATTTTCATTTGGAACACCATACGAAGCAGTAGGTTCTAAATTAACATTTCTCGGTGTACCAGCTATATATTGAGTAATTGGATGATAAAAAGCTAAAGCCTGCGTAGACTTATTGCTTAATTTAGCATAGAAATTTGTGTCGTAGTCTAAACCAAAAGTAATTATTTGAATTGCTTTAATTTCACCTAGAGATCCTACACGTGTAATCTTAATAGTGCTACCATTACCGGTTGCTGTAGGTAAATTATATATGGAACCGACCTCAAATCCAGCACCTTCATTAGAAATTTTATACTTAGCTGGGCATGGAAGAATAACACCAGACGCATTGTTAAACTCTACAATCTCTCCAATTGCTAAGTCGTTATAATACTGTTTATCTAGAAAGACTTCATAGATATCATCACGATACAATAGAACGTTTGGGCAAAAAACTTCAATGATCTTTTTAGCAGTTTTTAGTGTAATGATTTTACCCTTCATGCTAAAAATATCACCAGATACAGCTTTCACGAATACAGATTTGTCTTGTATCCATTTACCATCTGATACTTTTAATATTTGAGTAGAAGGATAGAATATATCTGAGTTTTTATTGAAAAGTACTCTAAATAGCAATTGGTATGATTCAACAGATCCACGAGAATTATAAAAATCAGAAATATGCTCAAGAAACATTCTTTCATTTTGAATGTTTGCGGTTGGAAATATTGCAGCAAGTTCTTTCTTGAATTTTGCAACAAAGGCATCTAAAGTTTTATCGATGCTTCTGATATCTTCAAGATTACGAGAGTTTGTTTGTCCTAAGAATTCATAATAAGCTTTTACAAATTTGACAAACGTAGTGTAATCCTCCCTGATGAATTCAGGAAGTTGACGTTCTAACGCAGTAGTTACTTGTATTTTACTCATTATCTGCTATACGTAAATGGTCTATTTGATAGATTAGTTTCTCTAACTGCAGTTACAATTAAATGATTTTCATCAATGAGAACAATCTGATTCTGCTTTGAAACAATGTCATTTGAATGAGGCTTAACAATAAATTCTAAGTTAGATTCTACAGTGCCGACGACCCTAATATTATCCACGGTAATCATTCCAGCGTCATAATTAAGACTACCACAATTACTATTAACAAATACTTTTTGAAAGGTATCAGCACTATAGTAGAAAAGTCTTAGCTTACCTAAACCATCGTCGTCAATATAATGAATAGTTTCAGTGTCGTCTATAAAAAACCCATTAGTTATTACAGCTTCTTCTGGAACACCAGAATCATAAATTGGATTGTTTAGCTCTACAACATATTTTGCGTAGTTATCAAAAATTACATCAATAGTTCTACGAATTTTAACTGTAGTAATATTGCTTTTAATTCCAGCATCGCTGTTGTCTATGTCAGATATAAATCTTGAATATCGCAAAATGCCATCAAACTTTTCAAGATATGTGTTATTATAGTCTATAATTGCTGTACGAGCAATGTCTGTTAAGTCTGAAGCAGTCTTATTTGTTTCATTAGGACTGTAATACACCGTGCTGTTAATCTCTAGTCTGTTGTAAATAGGATCTATAATCTCTGGATAAACACCTATCACAGCTCTAGGTTTTAGCACAATTTCAGTGATGTAAGATTTTTCAGAAGGAATAAGGAAAGGACCTGAAATTGGTTTAATTGAGATGAACACCTTACCATATTGAGGAGGAGTTGACTCATCACCCGACCAGCATGATATCGAATCTATATCAGAATAATTGGTTTTAATAATATCAATATAGTCTTCGGCCGTAACTGCTCTGTTTTGTGTTCTAAATTTACGGGAAACATTATAACGAATTTCATCGTCACTTTCTGCTTCGGCACCATTAATTGCTTGAGAAACTAAAGTAATAGTTGGAGTACCAGAAAGACTTGACCCATTGTATGAAAATAGTTTCATGCCATTACTTTCTTCGCCAGTTGTTACCATATACTCGATAGTAACAACAGAACCAACTTCAGGTTCAAAGCCAAGATTGTTTTTACCAAATCTTATTTCATATTTTCCATCTTCTAACTCTCGAACAAAGAATACTTTACTTGTGTCGGTAAGATTAATAATACTTTCAGCGTGAACATATGCCTCAACTTCCAGAGTTGTAGCACTTGGCTGTACATAGATTCTAATTGTTGAAGTATCAATATTGTTATTCTGCAGCACATACTCAACATTTTCTACAGTATTGAATTTCTCAATAACTGGAGTTCCTTCGTATAAAGTAAAAGTATCAAATATATAGTTGCTGCCAATTTTACCTGCAATATTATCATCACGAGTATAGAAGATATATTCGAAACCACTTGAAGAAGCTCTAAAAGAAGTATATTTTGGAATAAGTAATGTTTGACTTGTTGAACTTCCTACTGGAACTGTCATCGAAATTTGTGCAGTAGCACATCTACGCGACTTAGGTAAATACCCATAGTTGTTAGCAATAGAAATAATACTGTCACGTTTACTTGCTGAATCTAAAAACATCTCATTAATAGCAAGGTTTGTGTAAAGAGCATTATAATGAGTGTTATATGCTAAGATGTCTAGAAGAACAGACAGACCCGAGCCATCGAAATTATAATCACTAAATTCAGACTGTGATTGCAAAAACGTTTTTAAATTAGTTTTGATGTTATCAAAGTCTAACTCTGTTGTTGTGATTTTATTGCTAGCCATTTATCGTGTTCTCTCTAAAAATAGATCTACACTAACAGGTGTAGTTGTATTCAATACTGTGAATACAATCGTGCAGTATATACCATTGTTATCTTGCGCTAACAAGACAGTCACGTCTAGAATATTAGCTCTAGGTTCAAAGTTTGAGATCGTATCAACTATTTGTCTTTTAATCAACGACGAAGTCATCGAAGTTGGCAATTCAAATAGTAACGACTTTATCTGAGAACCAATTTCACTGTGAAATGGTCGCTCATAGTTTTGTGTTAGAATTAGATTCTTGATGGATTGCTTAATAGCATTCTCGTCATACTTCTTTACTATGTCACCCGAAACTGGATGAGCATCAAAGTTTAGATCTAGATCTGAAAAGATTCGTGTATTTCTTGTAGCCATTTGTTATTTATTATTATCCAAAGAATACTCTTGAACTTCCGGCAATTAATGTGTTATCACTTGCCGCGGAATCTCCAATTCGTGCAGCAGGATTACCTTCTATAAAAACTCTAGAACTTGACTTAATGATGAGGTCTATGTCTGGAACACATCCACTTTTATTATGTGGATCTACAGTGTCTACACCGCCCCGTGCAATTCCTATTCCATCCGCGAAAAATCTAGACGATGCTGAGGCTATTGAAATTGTTCTAGGAGCTCTACACTTGTGACCAATGCCTGTCGCAGAGAATACTGAGTCTTTAAGTCTTGCTACTGCTGCCATCAAATATCTCCAGCCTTAACAAAGTCATTTAGTGCTTGTAAAGAAGTTTGCCAACTCCAATAGATCCATTGAGGAATAACAATCGTGCTCTGATACTCTACTAGAAGTGCATCAACGTACGTTACCACAAATGAATATGAAACACCTATTTCTTTGCGAGCAGGCACTGACCATTTTACTACCGCGGCCCAGTCCTCATTATTATTTATCGGAAGATCTCGAACACTTCCATCTTTCATAACAAAAGTATAGTATTCATTTAAAAGACCTTTTATTTGGCCAGTTATAGACACAGTCGATCCTGCTACAGTGTATGACAAACCTAAATCTATAGGTTCAGCTACAGTGCCATCGGTATCATCATATTTAACAGCATTAGACGGTAGCGCAACTTGCACGTTAGTTATTGTGTATGTACTAGTATCTCCTTCTTGAAGAACAATACCAAATGTTACATTTGCACTAAATGCAGAGTTGTCATATACTCCCATGAAAGCTAATGCTAATGGATCACCTTCAACAACCTGTTGACCGCGATCCCAAGGAATAGCTGGTAACTGTGTTGGATAAGTAATAGTTGCAGAAACTGAAGCCATTATGTTACCAATACTAATTGACCCATGTTACCAATCCTGTGATGATCTCTCATAGTGAACACTTGTTTTCTACCATTAGTGTACTTAAACGAGCAATGAATCCACACAGTTTTAGCGCCAGAATATTCTAGAATCAACTGATCATATGGTAACAAAGCCTGAAGTTTCTTAATTGCTTCGTAGTGACCAGCACGATCTAAGTTTGGAATAACAATATCAACCGCTTGACCGTTGTAGTGATCTGAAGTTTTAGAAGAGGCCGCTACATCGCCCGGTCTTCTAAAACCTGAAGTTATAATCATATTTGGATAGTAGTCATGAATAACTTCAAGTACATTCTCACATAAGCCTTTAAGGTTACATACAATTTCTTGAGGTGTTAATCCAAGCTGAGCCACAGGCATTCTAGAGCCTTTTTTAGTTAGCGCACTAAGTGTAAAATTCTTCGACAGTGGCATTGCTACGTCAAATGAAGTCATCTTAAAGATAGCATCGCATTTTGCACCTGCAGGTTGCACGGCATTTGTTGGAGGAGCCTCTGCTGCTTGTTGTTCTCCAGAATTTAAATTCTCTTGATTAATAGCTCCAGTTTGAATTTGTCGCTGTTGATATGCAGTAGGATCTCCTTCGTCAGGAGTTTCGTATTGTCCTGCAGCCTGAGATTCACGTGTGATTACAGTTAATTGATTAAATTCTGGAACAGAAACTTCTTTAGCTGCTGGAGCATCTCCAAGACCAGTTGTTGCAGCTCCACTTGCTCCATTAGCCCCATGAATTTGTGGAGCTTCAAGATTAATATTACCGCCCGAAAGAATATTTGTCTCCCCTGCAGCTTGAATATTTACGCCTCCATTTGAGAACATATCAATAGAGTCAGCTTCCAATTTAATAGCAGCAGCTTTAACATTAAAATTGCTTCCAATAGAAGCGTTCATTGACCCACTGACATTAAGATTTACGTCGTTATAGACATTAATGTTTGTAGTTCCATAAACATCAAGATTCATTCCATTCTTAATTAGAACATTCTGTGCGCCTTCGACAGTTACATTTAATGTTCCCTGGATATGAACAAATCCATTACGTTCAATGATAGTATAACCATCACCAACAATACGATTTACTTGAGTGCCATTAGCGTCAATCTCGGTGAATGTACCAGATTTATGATAGATATGAACACGCTCTGAATTAGGAGTGTCATCAAATTCTAATACGTGGCCAGACTCAGACTGCATTACATGATTGAATGGATATTGAGCATTGTATGGTATAGGTGATTGATCCCATGTGCCACCGCCCGCGATCTCAACACCTTTATCTAACGAAGCTTCTTTCTTATAGACAACAGTTTTTTGAATTTCTTCGTGTCTACCTAGTCTGTTTGTATCTGGTTCGCTGTAGTATAATGGATATTTGCCGGACGGATCTGAAAATCCAATTACTACTTGCTTTGATGCTGTAGCATTCGATGTGTTGCCCGCGGCAGGATTTGCTTGTTGAGCATTCTGAACATCTTGAGGAAGTTCTTGCTGTTGGTTAGGTGTAACTTCTCCAGCGTCATTTGGTAAACCATCTTTTAAGAATAAATCTTTTTCAGCTTTACGACGTCTTACCAATCCTGCAAGTTCAACTCCACCAGCTTTAGTCCATTGCATAAAACCTGCTGCTGAATCAAGATACTTACTTGAATTAAGATCTTTCAGTAGTGTTGACTTACTAAGTGCGCCGGTGCCCACGTTATATGCAAAAGAAGCTAGAGCATCAAACATTGACTGAGTGATAAGAGCTCTTACGTTTCTCTTAAGAG